AAGAAGTCGAATTATCTTAACCGGAGACTTTGAATTAAGAGAACATAAAGTAACCGCTAATTATGAGGATACTCCGGGATACGTTACACATAGGACGCAGAATCCTTTAATTGATCGGTTGATCAGTAATCCTGAAAGCGGGCCGACGGCGAAATTGTATAGAGGGTTCTTTGCAACCACAAGTCAATACTCTTATCAAATTGGAGAGGCAAATAAAGATCTTCCTATTACACAGTTAGCAACAGAACCGGGAAACAGTTTTATTTATATTGAAGATGTATCTTTGAATTATGCAGGTAAGACGCAGATTACTTATCAGTATGTTACCCGGTCATTAGAACCAATTCAGGTAATAGCGGATACAGGTTTATCTGGTGGGACTGAGGTTATTAAAAGACCTGAATTTAAAAAGATTCAGGGCCCCGGGGTTAATGTGGATGATCAGGCTTTAATGAACAGTTATTTAAGTTTGATTAAACAGTTTTATAAACCGACGTATGGTGGAGCATTATCTCTGGTCGGGTTAGACACGTCGATTCAACTTTTAGATAAGGTTTCGGTAACAGGAACATCATTACCTTCTTCGGAGGCAGCGAGTTTAACGGTTTATGGAATTGAATATAATATTCCAGAGAAAACTACTCGGGTGGAGTTATCAAATAAAGTTTACTATAATATGCCTTATTTTGATATTCTTCGAGAAAGAACTCGAAGAACAAATGAAACCTTGGTTAAGGCTGGACAGATTGAATTAGGTTCACTTTATAAACGGTTATGATAAGGAGAAATGATAATGATTAAATGTGGAAATTGTGGTAAAGAGTTTGATGATACAAAACAGGTTGAGGTCGCTATGGGTGCGGTTGAGTGCCCGGAATGTAAAGCCGTGCTCGATCAGGAAGGAAAGGTTCTTCAGAAAAAGATGGATACTTTCTTTTCTCGTTTGGTTAATAATCGTCGGCCTTATGTTGATAATCGAGAAAATCATACTTGTGAGTGTGTGGATTGTGGTTATACCAAAAAGACATCAAAGCACTGTAAAGACATTAAGTGCCCGGATTGTGGTGGAGAAATGCGAAGGAAAGAACGCCCGGGATCTGGAAAGAAATAAAAGGATTAGTTGTAATAAAGGAGGCTGTATGGTTTTAAAAGGAGGTCACGCCATGATGTAAGTACCTAAGAAAGGAGGGAACACGTCATGGCTAAACAGCAAAAAGCAAGATTCGGAAATAAAGCCAAGGCACGCCGTCAGGCTCACAATCAAGCTACTGGTAAATATGTTCGCCAGCGAGCAAGAACTGAAGCCAACAAAAGAAAAAGACGAGCACGCCATTTGGCAAAACATCCGAATGATTTGCAAGCTAAAAATGTTTAAGGAGTAAGACGCACACAGCGCATCCGTTGGAGTGGGGAACATTAGTCCCGCTCGGAGGCTCGGCGTTCATCTTATGGTGGATGGCCGGGCCTTTTTTATTTTCAGAAAAAGTTGAAAATACCGTTGCAAATATGTAAATGTTCACTCCCACCTGAATGTTCACTAATCGGTGAACGTATACCCGGAAGTATACATTAGGGCCTGAGTATACATTGTGCCGGAAACAGCACAGAGATCCCGGGAAACCGTGCCGGATATAACACGTTACCTGCTTCAGGCGGAACTTCCTACCGGGAAGCAGCCTCAGATTCACTCCGTTCATCTTCGGCGTGCTTCCGGTTTTGGTTTACTTCAGATGGCGCACTTCGGAATATCCAACCAACCAATGCCGGAAAACGTCCACTATCCACTGGACATTTAGGGGTAATGGACATTTCCAAGAAATGCCCTAATAAACGGCTTCTGGATACCCTGATTTGAGGGGTTTTCAGGGGCGAATTTGAACGAATAGGCTTTCAGTAGGGGTAGGACATGCCTTTTTAGAGAAAAGGCTTCTGAGGGGCAAATAAGGGCAAGTTACTGAAGCGGGCTTAATTTCCAGTATTCAGTCAAGGAATCATCAATAATCACGGGGATACCGTAAAAAGAGTCGGATTCACCGGGAACACTGATCCAGTGTTCATGGGGATTTCCGAGCGGATTGCTGTCCGGCAATAAGAAGTCATACGGATACAGGCGGGGCCTTCTTGCTTCCGGTAGGCGTCGATAATGGAATTGATAAGACTGAGGGTAATTTTACTTTGCATAATTCAGGGTTTTCTTTTCTGGTTTATCGACAAGCCAGATATGCTCGGGTTCCAGATATTTCATAAAGCCGAGTTTAGTTTCCACTAAGGCATAAATCTTTCCATCAATCTCCGTCCATAAGTGAAAATACAGGACATTCTGCTCCGTGGCTTCGTTTCTTTTGTCATAACATTTTCTCATTAAGAATCCTCCTTAATAGTAATACCATCCAATATTATTGTTGAAGGGATTTATAAATTCATGTTCGGGCCTCATAAATATGAAATTCCTTCAACATTCTTCGGTAAATCAAGAATGTATTCCGGGCATCATCACATGCCTGATGTTTCTTTCCCTGAAACTCCATATCAAATTTCCTTAAGGCTCGGGCCAATCCCGCTTGATGATGCTGTCCACGGGCGAACCTCAAGGAAACAAAAATTGTTTTAGCATCAATCCATCTTCGGCCAAATAAAAACATTTCATCATCATTGATACCAAGTTGTTTTTTCAGGCAAAGCGTGTCTCCTCCACCCCATGTCAAACAGTTTCGGAAGCACTCGTATCGTTTGTGCATCTGTTTTAATTGCTCGTAAGCAAGTTCCAGACTGTAACCTTGGTCAACGTCTTGCTGCCGGATACCTGTTAGCTTGGTGATATATTCTGTAATCTGCTCATCAATTTTAATATGGCAAGAATATTCTTCGAGAATCTTTCCTGAATCCAGATTCCCTACCACAGCACCAACCTGAATAATTTTACCGGACGGCTGATTCAATTCTAAATCAATTGACATTAAATTAATATCTTTCATCATACCTCCATGTAGGCCAAAGATGTTCCGGCCATCACTTTGGGAAATATTCCCATAAGATCAAGGGTTTCTTTCACCTGAATATTTTTGTAGTTTTGTTTTCCATAATCATGCCAGACAATAACACCGCCTTTATTTAAAACCTTCAAGGCTTTCTTGGTATCGTTCTCCACCCACTTTTCTCTGTGGTTACCATCAATTAAAATAAAGTCATACTTTTTATACCCGGCAAATTGAAAATCTTGTTTCAAGGAATCCGCAGTAATGAATTGAATCTTTTTAAATTCTGGGTATTGTTTTAATGGTTCGTGGTCTTGGTGGTCAATATCAACGCAAATTAATTTACAGTCAACCGGAGCAAACTTCGCCATGTTAATTGATGTCCGGCCAAATCGAGTACCAATCTCTAAAATCGTTTTGGGTTGAGTCTTCTTAACCAGAGCACAAATCTGCTGAACCTCTTTTACAGACATACCTGAAGAAAGTGAGATCCCATCCAGATACAATTCTTCTTTTTTAATCACAGCTTGGCTTTCTCCATAATTTGTTTTTATGAGTTCAATAAGTTCAGGGTCTCGGTAACTGTAACTATCTGGTATATCTAAACTTATGACCGAACATTCCGGTTCAAAATCTTTTTCAATCTGAGTTTTCTGACTCTGATTCATGCACACAATTTCATCGGCCCATGCACAAAGTGTCGAATCAATAGGAATCAAAGCAAAGGAAGTGTCCAGTCCTACGGCCCGAGTATTATAATTATAGGGCTCTTGAGATAACACCACGGCGGTTGTCGGGGATCTCAGAAGTCCTGCGGAACAGACACAAAGGACTTTCTTATAATTCCCTTGAAAAGGATTTCCAGCATTGTAAGCTCGATTCATCATTAGATTACCCTCAATTGAGTATACCGAGGGTTGGAATCCTTAAACCAAATAGCGTGCATATATTCGCTGGAATCTGTTCCTCCGGTATCCAGAAATTTTAATCGTTTACTGTGAACAAAACAGTATGTCGGCATATTCTTTTGAAAAAATTCTTTTCTCTTCTGGCTTCCAAAAAAATTTAAGAGAAGAAGCATGATAACATAACCTCCCGGTGCCACATCATCAAGAGCCTTCTCAATAATCGGTAGAGCCAGATTAAATGGAGGGTTCGTAATAATAACATTATATTTACTCTTGACATCAGTCTCCAAATAATTCCCAATGATCTCGGCTCTGGAATCTTCCCGGATGTCCATGGTATCAATCTGACCTTTGAAATTCATACGCCGAAGGGCGTCAGGATAACTCATAGGATGTTTTTCATCTCCACCCGCACAAGGGTCAAGGATCTTGTACTTTTGGTTAAAGATACCAGACAGGTTATCCTTAATCATGGCTTTAATAAATGTCTTAATATCTTTGACAGGAGTCACATAATAATCCGAGACATGTGATTCTCTTGCTCTACTGCGATTCGTTGAACTCATATTAACCTCCAATAGCAGCAACAAATTGGCCGAGAAAAATAACGGCTGCAATAGCACAGGTTACTGCTGTCATAATCGCCGGAACTTTACCATACGTTTTCATTTTAAGAATAGAAAAGACTCCCATTCCGATAGCAAAGATACACCCGGCTAACATTTTGATTGCTGTAAACATACCAACTCCTTTTGTAAGTATACCACAAAATGGCTCTATGTCAAGGCTACTTTTTATTTAGTAACCCTCTTCTAAGACGAGGTTGGCGGTCTCTTTTTGACGCTTTGTAGCATAAGCGGAACATAGGCGTTTCACCAAGGCTTCCGGTAAGGTTTTGGAACGGTTAAAGTGTAACTTCTTAGGACTTCGTACCACCCGGATCAAGTTTTCCAATCGCCAAAAATGTTTGGCTTTACACATTCTTTCCCAAGTAGATTCAGAAAATTCAATGATACCATATTTAGAATTAGTTTCCTGAACCCACTTCTGGGCTTCTTCTAAAAGATACTCCGGCACGCACATAATAAAATAATTCGGCGTCTGCCATTCTTTGTACCCCGGAGCATCAAAGATTCTACGATAGGCTTTATGTTTTCTCTTAGCTGCTTCACCTTTCCATAAATCATATTTATCAACTTTAATTTCAATGTCATAAAGCCAAGAACCAGAATCCACCAACACATCACAGGTTTCACAACCCACATAACAGATTGCTTCATCTGTGCAAATCATTTGTCTCTGATAACGGTAATAAGAAATCACCGCAGTTTTAATTATCTCTGCGTTGACATTCATCTTTCCACCTTTCCACACTATAAAATAATTCTTTCACAATTTTTGCCAGACGGAAAGCCAACTCTTTTGGCATCCATTTATGAGAATAAATCGTGTGGCTATATTTACCGTCCTCTGATATTAATTGTACGGCTACTCTGAATTTCATTTTAATCCTTTGAGATTGACACGATTGAAATAATTGGGTTACTGTCTGCCGAGATAGAAACTGTCAACGACATCGGATTGACAGCCGGAGAAAGAAAACCATACTTTAACATGAGTTGCATAAGCTCTTGTTCAAAGGCTTGGGTTTTTGGGTCTTTCTTTTTCTCGGCCATTAGAAACCTCCGATCAATAATAAAATAATCATTAAACTTAACGCACCAATAATAGCAATAAAAAATTTATTGATTTCTTCCGGGTTTGTGGAATCCGGTATCAGGCGTAACTTTTTCCTTTTGGGTAATAAGTCTTGTTCCTCTAAATATTTAGCAAGACTTGTCAGAGCAGTTTCGTATCTATGATCCTCACAAAAAATTACAAACTCACCAGAACTTATGGTTGCGTAACCTGCAACCCAACCAGTTTCCTGATGCTTTAAAGTAAACTCACATTCACCCCAATTCGGGACAGTAATATTTTTTGGTAACCTGTCAAAGTCTATCACTTTCTTTCTGCTCCCAATTCTTTCAACACCTTATCCAATAAAGTTTGTCTGGTCTTCTTAATCGTTTCCTCATCCCGAATATTTTGTGGTGCGATATATAAAAAAGAACTATAAGAAAAATTTCTGTAGACCGCATCAATGTAATAAAAAGCACCCAGACAAGTCCGAGGAATTTTCTTTACTCGCTTTCCCTTACTGTTGATGTAAAGTATTTCATCTCTTAAAATATTTACTTTATCTACGCCCATAATTCCTCCGGTGTCACGGTTGCTGTTCCCATTTTAGATACCACAACTCCCGCAGCTTTGTTGGCAAGAGCCACAGCATCATAAGGGTTAAGCCCCGCAGTAAGGCCCAGAGTATAAACCGCAATGACGGTATCACCTGCACCTGTTACGTCCACAATATCTTTTTTCTGGACAGGTAAGTGTTTCTGGCCGTCTTCTGTGACTAAAAGAATACCCTCCTCGCTCAGGGTAACCATTAATTGTTCGAGTCCATATTTTTCTCGGAGCTTTGTTGCATACCTGCTTAAAACTTTCAAATCAGTTAAGGGTTCACGGCACTGTTGCTGAAATTCAATTCGATTCGGTGTTAGGCATGTGAATCCTTTAAAAAGATTCCAGTCTGTTTTATGTGTATCTGCCGTCACAACCTTTTGATATTGATGCTGAAGACAACTTATATGTTGTATTATCTCTGGAACTACAACTCCCTTGTTGTAATCTGAGAGAATTATCCCATCAAAATATTTCATGTGCTGTTCTAAATCCATATTAAAGGCTTCCATAAAATTGGGATCTTTATTAATTTCAGTCCGGTCTTCATAATCTACCCGGAGTAACTGCTGACCACCTCCCACAAACCGAGTCTTTACAATCGTTGGGATTGTAGAATTATGCAGAAGTAAATCAATATTAATCCTCTCTTCAGATAAGAGATGTTTGACCTGCTCTCCTCCGGCATCTTCACCAATCCTTCCAATAATCCATACGTTTGCGCCAAGGCTTTTAAGATTTCGAGCGACATTGGTTGCTCCGCCTAAGCGATAATAATGTTTTTTCTTGTCCAGAATTGGTATCGGAGCTTCTGGCGAAATTCGAGTCACGGTACCTTCGATATATTCATCAAGGATAATATCCCCGATTACCAATAATTTCTTGTCTGTAAAATCCATTATAATTCCTCCGTTATAAACAAGCAATCAAACCCATAATATCATCATCATCATCGTCACCTTCATCCTTTTTGCTGACTTCATGGGTGTCCTCTTTTAACTGTGGTCGGACTTTCTTTTTCTCTTCCACAGGAGTGGGCCAGTCAATTGGATTACTTAATGGATGTACCTGATCATCAAATGTATCAAAACCAAAATCGTCCATGGGGTTCCTTTTAATCGAGTTTCTGAGACTGAGTAATTCGGTAACTATCTTCGTCTTTGTGAGTCGTACTAACCTCCAAGATTTTCGCTGCAAAAGTGTGCGAACGAAATTTATGCGCTGTGAAAGGTTTCAGTCGATATTGTTCTCCATGTCTTACAATCACTTTTGTCAGTCCGGCCAGAATATCTTCTTTTCGTTTTAAATATTCCCGGTGATAATCTCCGGGCTCATCCGGGTGAAGAATAGGAAAGGCCACGGGAATAATTTTACGTAAATCAATCACATAAAGTTCTAGCGCACCACCAAGAACATAAAAGGTTTCATCTTTGTAGGCGTGATAATGAACACTACATTCATAACCCTGATTTATATTCAGAAACTTGGCACAATATTTTTCATTTAAAACCAACCAATCTTCACTACCCCACACCTTTTTAACATGTTTTATCATAAGCCCTCTCCTCAATTAAACTTAGAAAATAATTTTCCCAAAGAGACTCTTTACCACGAATACTTTTATGAAATTTTGCATTTAAAGTAATTCCATTATCTACCGAATATCTTAAATCTTTATAATTATTGAATGTCTTAATGTGATGAGCCTCCAATCTACCACCCACCTGTCCAGTTATTTGACAGGTAAAATTATCTCTGAGAAAAACTTGTTTGCGCCAAGCAATATACTTATAACATTGTCTATTTCTTCTGGGTCTTTTCTTATCTTTCCAATTAGGATTTTTATTTCCTCGTTGATCTCGGCATTTTAAACCTTCTAGTTGTTTTAAACGAGTATACTCAGGTTTAAATTTTTTCTGTTTCCATTTTACTTTAGTGGCTTTGGAATAAGTTTCAAACCTAATTTTAGCTGATTTCTTTAAACCAAGCTCCTCTGCTTTACGCTTAATAGATTTTTCAGACCTATTATTAAAGAGGTCTTTAATTTTACTATTTAAAGTATATGGATAAACCTGTATTAAGTATTGAGTTTCCTTAATTGTCCAACGCATTATTTAACCCTTATCATTTCTTCACCTCATCTATATCTCGTTCCAAAACCACTCGACTGCTGTTGTTGGTATTCAGGGTTACAAGATATTCGTATTCATCCATGTGTTCCGCCCAAGCGCATGTAATCACCGTTGCTCCAACTCTGAGCTTCGGAATATACACCCCTTGATTGGCCGAATATTTTGGTTTAGGTTTTGCCATATTATTTTCCTCCGTTTGAGCGTTTGATAATCTCTTCTGCTTCTCGAATAATATCTGAGACATTTTCTTCATCCACAGACTTCAGACAAGCTCGGTATACCGGAATCATTAGAATAGATAAGATAAACCAAATCCACATCATTCCAACTCTTCTTTCACGCATTTCTTGATAGTCTCAAGACTTTTATTACAGATGAGCTCGATTGCTTTAAGTTTATTAAAAGCAGAGTCCCTGCACTGGACAACTTCAAGAATCGTTCTCAGTGGAGCTGTTGTTGCTGTCTCAATAGACTTAATCGTTTTAATATATCTTGGATCTTGTTTTGACATAATTTACTCCATGTAAGTTAGGAAACCACCTTCAGCCAACATTTTGGTTTCACGTTCATTACACTCTATCAATTGATTGTTTGTAAAATTAAACTTATAGAATAAGGTTCCGTGTTCAGCTTCCCCAGTCTGATTCTTAGACACAAACAATTCCATAATTGGATGATACTTTCCATTCTCATCAACCCAATGTAAATTGGAATCCTGCGCATTCTTTACCTGATGATAATTTGAATAAATCCCCGCTACGAATCGAGAAGCATACCAAAGATCAATAGATTCCTTAATATCCTTTCCAGTCGGTCTACCGCCCGCAGACTTAGGAACCTCAGCCGTTGAAAGAATCGGACAGTTCATTCGCTGTGGTAACCGTTTCAGATAAGAGGCAACCCTCTGAGCGTTCTGCGTAGCTTCCAAGTCTCTTCGAGTAGATGCGTTCAAGTCATGCAAGTTATCAATTACGATAATGAATTTCTTTCCACGCTCCTCAGCAATCGTTGAGTGAATCTTTACAAAGTTATCCAAATCATCCACAGTACGAATATCTGAACCATCCTTGATAATCATATTCTCTTTCAATTCTTTTAACTTCTTCATTCCTTCAAACCATTGTTTTTCATACGACTTCTCTGGTTGACGGACTTGCCGGGATGTTAGCCCTGAAGTAATACTCATTAACCGGGGAACAATCGCTCGCTTGGCCCCATCATCTAAAGAGTAGAAGGCAACAAAAGTATTCTTGCACATTGCCAGTCGATAAACAAAATTCAAAAGGAATGTGGTCTTACCCATTTCCGGGAAACCTGCAAACAGATAAAGGGTATCCTCGAACCCGCCAAACTTTTTATCAAAGAGAGGGAACCCTGACGGCACCCCGGCAAAGTTTTTATTCCATGCAAGTTCTGTAAACCCTTCCAGCAGTTCATCATACGAATCCTTTTCCTGAACATACTGAATCATATTGAAGGAATCTTTTTTCTCTGAGATGTCATCAATAGATTTCGTGAGTTGTCGCTTCCCAATATCTAAAGCCTTAGAGCATTGATTAATAAAGGCTTCTTTCCGAATTAGGTTTGGACAACCCGCAATAAAATCATAAAGAACATCCGCTTTAATTAATCCCTTCTCATAATTTTTAATCAAATAAGTGATGGCATCAATCTTTGGAAGGTTACGAAAATCTTCCAGAGAATGAGTCTTCATGTATTCATCGGGATCTGGTTTTGGTTCACCCTCGATAACCGGGATGCTAACTAAAGAGATTTCAGTGTCCAGATTCTTCATTCTTAAAATCGTTCGCAAGAATCCGTCCCGGGCCGTACCTCGATACATGTTATCTGGATCAAGAGCCAAATGAATCTTCTTCATATCCATTCCGGCAATCTTTTCCAAGTTCGCATCATTGACAACATTCGTTAAACAACCAACCACGTTTTGTTCTGGATGTAAAGCAATCGCATCAAAAGGCCCCTCAACAATTGTTAGGGATTCCTTACCACGAACCCGTTCAATATTGAAGAGGTTACTTCCTTTAATACAGATTTTAATATACGGGTCATCATCTTCTGTATCAAACATTCGGATAATGATACCTGAATATTGTTTACTGTCATCCAGAATCGGTAGCACTAAACCCGGTTTGTGAAAGACCGAGAGTAACCGATAGTCAAAGAGCATTTTACATTCTTTATTCATTTCAGGCGTAATATCATCGGGAGATAAATAGCCGATGCGCCATGTTTTCAATTTATCTTTAGAGATATTTCTTCTCTTATAAAAGTCAGTACCCTTCTTAGGCCGACCACCAGAACATGAGAGTTTATGTAGCTTCTCAAGAAAATTCCTTTGACGCTGTGTTGCTTTTTCTTTAGCGGAATATTCATACTCTTCTTCAATCGGGATATTATATTTTCCGGCAAGGTCTTTCAAGAGTTCATAGAATCCTTGGCCCCGGTTTTCAATCCCGGTCTTTATAGAATGAATATCAAAGATGTCAAAGGTTCTCTCTTCAACAAAGCAATAAAGAACCCTATTCTGGGAGTCTGGTAAGAAAGCTGCTGAGAGCTTGCCCTCATCTCCGTGCTCATGGGCTTCCGTATTAGGGCACTGAACCTTGGTTCCATTGGTCTTACAACCGATGTCATTCAGATACTCTGGCAACTTGGCCTTAATGAGTTCTTTGATTTTGCTCAGATTTTTAATTCGCATAAGTAATTAACTTTTCGCCTATTTAAGAAATACGTCTACATCTCCATCATCCTCAAACGAATCATCGTAAGGATCTTCTATGGATTTGTACCTGCCTTTACGTGAAACCTCTTGATTTCGGTCTTTCTTAGCCCCGGAACCCTTAACGCCATACTTCGCTCTGAGAATATCTCCCAGACTGGCACCTTCAGGAGCTTGAGCAGCTTCAGGCTTTCGGCTGTGCTTCCTGAGTTCAGAGTCTCCCCGGGGAGGCTTAGGGTTAATAACTTTCTTATCCTTTTTCTTAGACACAGAAACCTCCTTGGTCTTTGAAGTTTTCTTCTTTTTTGTGGATTTTTTCTTGACAGTCTTTTTGGTAGGTTTGGGTTTTGCTTTCTCTACCTTTGGTTTATCAATTTGTTTTGGTGTCTTCTCGACTTCCACAATTTTCTTAACGGGCCCCGGTTTAGGTGAGGGAGCCTCAACAGGTTCAACGAAAGTTACGCCACCCTTAAAGATTTCACCGCACTCCGAACAGTAAGTATACTCAACCAATAAAGGTTCACCATACTTATCTGTTCTCATAAACTTCTGCGCTAAACTTTTGTGTTTGCATTTACGTGACATAAATCACCTTTTAAACAATTAATTTAGACCAACCATAAATTTCAACAGTGGCCTTATCTGATTTCTCAACTTTTTCCAATCTTGATTCTCGACCCTCAGCCTTAATGGGAAACTTTTTATAATCAACAGGCTTGGTCTTTTCTCCATGTTTCTTCACGGCCATTAATAGACCATCGAGAATCTTATTGTAAATTTCCTTCACACTTTCCTTTTCAAGAATCATTGCTGATTTGGCTGTCAAAGGAATGACTGCACCATATCCGGTCGATTGCTCAACCACAGTAATATGGTAGGAAGGATTCTTCCCTCGGAAGGGATGAAAATAACAATATGTTCTTCCATGGAATTTAGGATTCTGAAAAATCAATTCCATAAAAGCATCTTGACAAACAGTGTTCATTTCCTGTGGTAACATTAATCATCCTCCTTATCCATGGGCTGATAAAGCTCTGAGGCTTTCTTATAATCATTTTCATAAAAGCCTTCACCTCTGAGAATAAAACCTGCACCAGTTCCAATGAACCGGGTATTATCCGTATTACCACATTTCGGGCATACAGATTCATCTCGTTTTGAAATAGGCTTCATATTCTCAAATTTGTGCCCGCATTTTTTACATTCATATTGATACGTTGGCATAATCAATTTCCTCCAAATGGGGTGACCGCCCGGAGTTGAATCGGGATCACCGGGGCCACAACCCGGGGCTTTACCATTAAGCTACGGCCACATCTTGCGCCGGGATGTAGCTGTGCCATTTCTACATTCACCGCCTTAATCGGCGGAGTTCTCATTCTTTCAACTCAGACGCTTGGCGACTGATTGGGCTCCTTGAAATAATCCCGGCGACTAAATGGTTGCGGATGACCGACTCGAACGGCCCTTCTGCTGCTTATGAGACAGCCGAGATCACCCATTCTCCAATCCGCAAATTATTCGTCTTCTTTTTGGATACCAGCATCTAACTGTTTTCCCGCATAACTACGGAGACTTCGGCAAGTCTGAATCATTCCAATAGCGGAATCCAACTTACCATAAATCTTATCTCGGAGTCTACGCTCGGGAGCTACGGCCAGATTAGCTTCTGGTTCGGCTGCTGCTGCGACGTATTTTGTATTCTCCGCCTCAGCTTTATTCCTCAAATAAGTAAGATACGCAGCTTTCTTATTCTTCACCAGCCCGGCCAACTGAGAATGAAATCCGCCCAAGATACCTTTGTGCTCATCCAATTGACGTTCGATCTGGTCAATCTTTGGAATATTGGTATCTGATAGCTTCGCTAAAATCTTCTCAGCCTTCTCCACAGCCTTTATACTTGGATCAACAATCTTTTCGATTTTTGCCAAGGCTTTGCTGTTGTCCTTATTAAACTTTTCTGTTAAAGTTTCGAGGGCCATTTTCTTTTCCTCCTATCAATGGTTTAATGGTTACTTTATGACAAGTATACCATAAAAATCCAGATTTGTCAAGTCCTTATTCTTTACTATTTGAAGGTTTCGGCGTAGCCTTAGTCTTCCCTTTTGGTGGAAGATTAAAGAACATTTTCCTTGCCTCATCCACAGTTAGGATCTCTTCAGCCTGTCCAACCAACTGGCGAGCAATACGAGCCCTGTCCCAATTTAATCGGGTACCCAGAATGTTTGAGGTAACTGCCGTATCCAATTTCTTAAAGCCTTTGCGAACCAATACGTTGCTATAAACAAAAGCCTCATACTTCAAGATAGGCATAATTACGTTCTCAAGAAATCGAGCTTTTTGTTCCCGGGCATTTAAGGAACCAACATCCTGAACCAAGTTCAACATAAACGGCGGAACCTTATAGACTGAAGCAATCTTAAGCCCAATCCATCTCTGGGTCTCGATTATGTCTTTCGCATCCCAATAAGGGATTTCTTTTAAGTCAACCTCTTTATTAATACCAAGCATCTTGGCACCCTCGACCATAAGACCATTTAGGTACTCAACAAACTCTTCCAGTTCTTTTTTATTAACGGAAGAACCCTTCTTAAAAGAGATGAAAGCTGGTTTATAAAAACCACGCTTCACAAATTCAACGAGTTTCTTGGAAGACTCTTTGTCTGCCAGAATATCATTGTATGCTCTTTCAATCGGGCTTGGAGCCAATGTAGCGTCACTATCCTGATCGATAGCAAAGTGCATTAGTTCCTTATTACTCAATTCAATGTCATTACCCTCAGCGTCCTGTTTAAAGGTAGATGAGCTTCCAATCTTTAGGAGCTTGTAGGTCGGTGGGTTTTCATCTGTCACCCTAAGAGTATAGCCGGGAGTTACGATTAACTGATTAGGTTTCCCGCTTTTATACTCAATAACACAAGCACCATTACCCCACCGGAGCATATCTTTCAAATACTTTTTCCGAACCATAAAAATAGGTTCTTTGTCTGATGGGTAATCCAAGAATGAATCAATTGTCTCATTCGTTGGTTCTGTGTAGAGGTCATACTTCACAACCTCATCCACGATTGTGTCAATACAAACCTCAGCCCAAACCGTAGAGATAATTAAATCCCTGATTTGGTCAACAGATAGATTAGTGTATGGCTGGTACGTAGCCTTCTCCGTGCCAAAACCAATGGAATCTTTCTTACGTTCCCTAACCTGCTCCGTTGATTTCAACCGAGTAGATGTTTTTCTCTTATTGATGGTTCGAGTCGAAGTCTTCTTCGTTGTGCTTTTTCGAGCCATTAGTTTATCCTCCTTTTAATGATTTGATACAAAGATTGTATCAAGGGGTGTTTACTCACCTTTGCCGTTAATAAAACTTTTTGTTCTTCTTCTGTAAAAATTATTTTTCTGGAAGTATTATCTTTTAATTCAATAAACCTGCAATTATTAAAAGTATAATCTTTAAACTTATTAATTCGATCTAAACTGGGCCGGAACATCTTATCTGCATTGTCTCGGAACCAGAGAGTTTTAATCTGCTCTTCAGTTAAAAGACATTTAATACCTTTCTGTTGATAATACTTTTCCTGTTTTGAATCTTTTGGGGCATAATAACAACGATTCTTCGCCGATAATAGATTTAACATCCAAGGTCTATTTCTTTTTAATCTTTGATAATATTCTTGATTTCTTTTTGGATGCTTATTATTATACTTTTGCCAACTTTTTCGTCTTTTATCTTTATTCAATCTATCCCAGTTTCTTTGATATTCTCTTTGTTTATCTTGATCTTTGTATGGCATATTATCTCCCCGTAACCGCTAAGGGTTGAGAATCGCTCTCTTCCGTGATGGCTGCAACGATACCAGCTAAACAGTCTGAAATATCTTTGCTTCCAAGATTGATACCTTCCTCTCGCATCCGCCACTTACTTTTCCGAGGGTGGTCAATCTTTCTTTTATCATTAACTATCAATTCGGTTAATTCCCGAATCGCTGGCGGATAAAGATAATAAACAATGTCCTGTCTATATATAAAATCTTTGAGTGTATCATAAGGGCCTGTATTCTTTTCCAATGAGATCATCTTGGCCTCAATACCATTCTTCTCGCAGATATTAAGAAATAGTGCTGAGTTCCATCCGTCAGCCGTAACCTTAATAATAGGAAACTTCAGCTTTTTCAATAGAGTCTTAATCACAAAATCTAAGATGTCATTCAAATCAATTTCTTTCGGCTTACCATCATCGGAGCGTGGGGCTCGGATCTGAAGCATTAAATCCACGTAGATTTTGGTTTTATCCAGAATCCTATACGTATGGCCCATAGTAATTCCGGCACAGTCAACTACGCCCCGGGAAAGGTCAATGTGGATATAATATTGAGCATTAGCGTGTCTTTCCTTTTCAACCTTAATCTTATCCTCTAATTCCTGAGAAGGGTTCTCTTCATATTCTCGTTCTAATTGCTCAATCTCATAAGTATGATATGGACGGAACCAGTGTTCAAACTCTTCTTCACTAATATCTCTTGTCCAAAATCGTTCATACCCATCTTCATCTTTTTGGTCAGGAAGAATTATCGGGGACTTTCTGTTGTAGCCCACACAATCCGTAATCCTATCTGCCCGCTTAATAAAATTGTTCGCCCGATATTTGGGAATCTTACATTCATACATTAACATAGCGGTAGCCGGATCTTCGTCATACTCTTCTTGATAAGTATGTTTATCAATCACATACCGTCTTAATTCAGGTGGACATTTTTTATCTGAGCGAACATCCCATGTGGCAGCTCGGTCAAAATATGTTCTTTCCATTTGACCTTCTTCGGCCCTGTCAATAAGGTATGCCATATAATCATTCGGTGATGTTAAGTAAGAAATATAAAATAATTTATAATACTTTGGACACCGAGTTCTGGCGGAAGTTCGGATATGCTTTCTGATATTTTCCGCTTGGTCGAATCGGAAAGAACCAATCTCATCAAAAATTCCAAGGATAACATTCTTACCCTCAGCTTTATGTTCTTTAGAGTTTAACGACCATGCCCGAATATTCTTAGGAAAGAGAACATGATTACGGATAATATCCCTATCAATATTCATGCCCTGCTCTTCAAAGAAATTCTTTCCGGTAACCGGGTCAACCGTATTACGTACCATACGAATAAATTTTTCAAAGAACACAGACTTGGCTTGGTCACCATCAAAAGCCACATTAACAACATCAATCGGCTCACCACTTTTAATCCCCAGAGTTTCCTGTGGATCATTTAAGCAACAAAGCCAATAAATAGTATAACACAAAAGACAGGCGATTGTCAAGTCTTTTCCTGAACCCTTACCCCAAGCCAATACAAACTCAGCAAACTTATCACTAAGCATGGTGTAGTCTCGATTAAACGCAGCGTTCACAGCTTTTTGCTGTCTCGGGAATAAAGGATTCTCTAACCAGTCTCGAAAGAATA